TTGCAACATCTGATTTTTTAAGTGTACATGTGCCTGAAGTTTGAGATGTTAATGTATCATTTAAATTAAAGTTTCCTGATACATCTTTTATCTTTAATAAACCTTTATCGGTATCAAGACTATCAATAGTACCTGAACCTCCAGATGAACTTGTTATAGATTGACCTGAAATAAATGTTCCTGTTACACTTGTTACAATAACATTATTAAAGAAAGTTAAAGTTGGTGGTGTAGGAGAATTTTCATAACCTCTACCTAATTCTACTGTTTTTACTTTTACAATTTTTCCTATTTCATCACCGTAAGCTTTTATAACTGCATTTGAACCAGTTGATGATGTAACTGATACGGCAGGTGTTGTTGTATATCCATTTCCTTTATTAGAAATAAAAAAATCTGTTATTTGTTGTAAGTCTGTAAATTTTTCTTGAACTATTACATCACCTTTATAAGAGTCACCTCTTGTTGTTTCATCTTCCAAAACAATTCTGTCACCAGTTGACATGCTTGTTCCAGTTTCTCCAGAAAAACCACCATTTACTATCTTAACAAAGCCAGCTGCATTGTTACCATTTGTATTAGTATTTGTAAATGATAAACTATCACCAATGTTATAACCTGTACCTGCATTGTCAATAACTATTTCTGTAATTTGACCAGGTCCTATTTCTTGAACTTGAAATAATGCACCTACACCACCTGCTGTAACTTTAATTGTGTCATCTGTTGAGTTTAATGAACCATCATTTGTAATATTTTTATTACCAGGAATACCTGTTACATTTGCTTTGATAAAAAAATCATCTGTGTCGGATGATGTACCTTGTACTTCTTCACCTACGGTAAATGTACCTTGTATAGAATCTTCGTTTAAAATTAATTGTGTTACCGTTTCTGCACCAATTTGAAATTGAGATGTGTTTTCAACAATGGCAGTTGCATTAGAAGATTGTCCTGTAATTGTTCTACCTGTTAATTGATTAGCGTCACCAATTGAAGCAATTACTCTTAACACTTTTAAAGAATCAAAAACACCATCTGAAGCCTTAAGCATTTGCTCTCTAGGGTAAAGTGTTGTAGAATTTTCACCAAATAATAATCTAAAAAATATTTCGTGACCTCGTACAGAACCTTTTGACCTGTACATTGATTTAATATTTTTAATTAATTTTCTTTTATCAATATTGGTTGCTAATTTTTCAGGAAGAGTTGTTAAAAACTCATCTCTCATATTTTTTAAGAAATGATTTATAACACCATCAGGATCCCTAAAGTTTACCAAGTCAACAATATTATTAACAGGATTAGGTTTATAATTTGTTATGTTTGCTTGAGCACCTGAACTAGAACCAATAATAACTTCATTATCTATAAATTTATTTTGCGCTGTAATTATTAATCTATTATTAATAATATCTTCTACTAAAACATTAGCTGTTGCCTTTGAAGTTTGACCTGTTACGGTTTCACCTCTTGTAAATTTACCAAAAGTAGATTCTTCTAATAAAATTTTATCGTTAGCGTCTAATAGTGTTCTTGCTGTGTCTTTACGACTAGAGTTTAATACTAAATTATTTGATTGACCTGTTTCAGATTCTAAAGTTATACCATCTGTGCCTTCAATGGTATCTATGGATAATTCTGCTGATTCTAATAATTGATAATATACTTTTAGAAATTCGGCAAATTTAGGGTGGTCAGCAACAACGAATTCTGGTAGTTGGCTGTTAAGTATCGTTGAAATTTTATCATTAAATTTTGCCATTGTTCATTAATAACTTGATGTTGTTGTGTAACCTACACCTGCGTCAGCAGAGCCACCAACAAAAGTGTCTGCTGTAACATTTATAGTTGAGTTTGCAATATCTATTTCTACAATTTGGTCTCTTACAGGAACAACATCATTTGAGTTTGGTGTTACCGTTAATTCAACAACTGTTGAAGTTGCACCTCTAATATTTGAAATTGAGGCCACATTTAAAGAGTTTAATGTAATTTGACCTGTTGTGTAATCAATTGTACCTTGCGTGTCATTTGCATATGTTCTAATACCTGAAGACAAATAATATCTTCTAACATTACCGTTACCGTCATCATCTAAAAATTGTTCCAAATCACTACCTGTTACTTTAAAACCTGTTGAAGTTAAAATACCCCCTGCTATTGCGTTATGGCCAGAGTGTGGATTAAATAATGAGTTTCTAAAGTAGATATCATATTTTGTAGATGATGATAAAGTAGGTGTAAAATTTTTTCTTATTTTAATTGTTGTAATATTAGATAATATACTTGTATCAACATTATCAATAATACCTGTTAATTTTGAGTGTCTATAAACAGAGTCAAACTTTTGTAAAGTATTTGTATTGTAATTGGTAACAGCAGTTGTAATTTCTGATTTTAAAGTATCACTTGATTTAGTTGTTGATTTTGAATCATATTTTACCGTTGATGTTAATAAAACTGAAGTTGTTTTTGGGTCAATTATTTCAGGTCTTACAGAGGCAACATTGTAAGGTTTTAATTTATTAACAATATCTTGTTTTGTTGTTTCTGTTAATGTAGAACCTGAAGCTGCTTTAACTCCTATTTTAACAACACCATATCTTGGCGTTTCATCATCTTCGCCACCCCATGCACTTACTGATAATGCATTAGGATAAATTGATTGTACAAGTGTTTCGTAATCTGTTGTTGTAACTGCTCTGTCTTGAGCAGCGTATTGTAAAGGTGCATTATGTTTTATTGAATCATTTGCTTCACCATCTGAACCACCTTGTGAATTTGAAACGGTTGTTATTGTAACATCTGTAAAACCACCGATATTACCTGATAGTGTAAATGAACTTGCACTATTAGAAACAGATTTATTAGTTACAATATATTCTAGTATTACAACATTACCGTCTGATAGTGATTTACCATTTATACCATCACCAAAATAAATTTCGTATTTACCGTCTGTTCCTTCTTGTATAAAATAAACTTTTGAATTAGCGTCAACACTATTATAACCACCTGCTAATGAATATGTGTTTGTTGTTGTATCGCTTGAACTATTTTGAACTTTTACTAATAAAGTTGATGTATCAGCATTTTCACTTGGTATAACAAACTTTTGGTCAACATCTGTAATATCAGCTGTATATTTAAAAGTAACAAGTGAGCCCTCATAAATTGGCACATTAGAAAATTTGTAAACACCTGAACTAGGTGTAATTGTTACATCTGAATTTGTTATGTATTGATAAGAAACATTTTCCACCGTTGAAGTAAACACGGAACCTTTTGACATTGTAACACTTGTGCCTGTAGCATTATTTAATTGAATATCAATAGACGCCATTGGCGCTCTTGGTGATGATGGTGTATAACCAATCATCTTTGCTAATGATACAATATTGTTTCTTATATCTGCACTATCAAGATACAATTCATTTGTTGACATATTTGCTAAGTAAGCAAGATAGTGTGTATTGTAAGATAAAATATCTAAAAGAATATTTAATGAACTACCTTCAAAATCATAATCTTGAAATGATGTTTGACCTTGTAAAAATGATTTTAAGTTTACTTTGATTGCGTCAAAATCATAATCTGATACTACTAACTTATTTGACATTTATTATCTTATCCTTTGTAAAAATGTTTCAACAACTTGTGGACCTGGAACTCCTATAACATAAAAATAAATGTCAACTACTAATCTATTTCCATCTTGGTCGTCATCAACTTCAACACTTTGTAATTGTATTCTTGGCTCGTAGTTAATTAAAACTTCTTCTATTTTTCTTTCTAAAAAAACTTTAGTCATGGGTGTAAAGTTTTCAAATAACAATTCTCTAATACCACAACCTAATTCTGGTTGAAATGGTCTTTCGTAAAAATTAGTTTGTACTAAATTTCTTACGGACCTTTTTACTGCTATAACATCTTCTACTACATTAACATCATTAGTTACAGGATTTCTAGCAAAATCTAGGTCTATGTCCCTATAATTTCTTGAATTTCTTGTACTCTTACTCTGTGTTTGTGAATCGTATATTGCCATAACGGTAATATTTATAACGATTATCTAGCCATTTGCAAAAACAGTAGATTGACCAGGTGTATCTAAAGTGGTTGTACTGGTACAAATATGACCAGTTGATAAACTATCGCCTTTTCTACTAACGGCTGGCATTCTTAGCCTTCATAGCTAATCTTCTTTGTTCCTGTAAAATTGATTGTCTTAACTTTCTACCAATTGGTATTACTATTGAATGACACATCTCTTTACCTTTTTTACTAATATATTCAACACTTATCATTTTATCTTTAAAATCACCTTGAACAGATTTAATAGCTTTCTTTAAACTTATATCTTCTTTTTCTTTTTCAACGCCATCAGCGTTCCAAAACTTAAATAATCTCATTTTTGCCATAATTTACTCCATATCGTATTTTGTTTCTTTTTCTATGTCAGTTTCACACTTTTCACAACGACAATATTTACAAATTTCTCTTTCATATGGCTCTCCAGTAAAACCGTCTTCATCTTCAACGGTATATCTTCTTCCACAATGAGATTCGTGTCCACAATTGTTGCAATAAGTCATATTATATTTATCCTAAAAATTACAAGCTGCTTTCATTTGTTCTATTTGTATTTTTCTCATATCATCAAGAGATTCTAACGCTGATTCGCTGATTCGTTCATAATCCGGTGACCATTTGCACTCGAATCGCTCATTTTTTGTTGAAAATTGACAAGAATTCAACAAAAAGAACAAAACTAGAACAAAAAAAGTTAAAAATCGTTGATTTATAAGGGTTTTTTTCGCCATTTTTTTGAATTTTATGCTTGCTTTCTATATTTAGTTGTGGTATACTGGACTAGTAAAATGAGAAAGGAAACAAACACTATGAAAACAATAATTTCTGCAATATTAATCACATTAGGTCTTATTATGATGGCTGGCGCTGCCGGTGATTGTGATGGAAAATGTATGGAAAACGCAAATTCACTATTGACTATGTTTTTTCTAGCATTAACAGGTATGATAACTTTTATATCTGGTGGTTTAATAGCAATCAAATCTTAATTTAACAAAAGGACAAT